GTCTACCTGGTTGTCGCAGGCGGCCAGACGAAAGGTATATACCTCGTCCGCCGTCAGAGCCCGCAGGGTGTGCCGGTTGATCAAAGCAAGCTCCCCGTCTCCAGCGGCCTGTTTTTCCACAAAAGCCGCCTTATAAATTGGTTCCATCCGCGTTTTCTCCTTCCTGCGGCGGTGCCGCCTCTTTCCCCAGGGCCCGGGTTACGCTCAGCTCCGCCCACCGGGCCAGGGGCCCGTAGTTCCAGCTGGCATAGTAGCTCTCCCCGCCGGGAATCGCCCCATAGTCCTCCAGCGCCCGAATCTCGTTGGCGTTCAGTCCGGAAACCTCCCGCATGGCCTTATACCAGGCCGCCTGGGCCGCCGTATCCCCCCGCAGGAATACTTTCAGTTCCCGTTTAATCCGCTGTCTCCTAGCCCGCTGGCCGGGCAGAAGCAGCTTATAGCTGTCCTCCTGCCCCCACTGGGTCTCATAGGCCAGCAGGGTATAGTTGACGAATTCAATCCCGTTTTGCTCGTTGCTCTCAAAGCTCTGCTTGCCCGCATAGGCAAGATGGAGGGGCACCCCGAAAAAACGGCACACATCCGCAACCCGCACTTCATTGCTCTCCACAAACTGCGCATCCGTGTTGGTCATGGAAATGGGCTGGTATTTCAAGCCCAAATCCAGAATTGCCAGCCGGAAGGCGTTCCCAGGCCCGCTGTGAATCCGCTCCCAGGACTGCCGGAGCTGCTCCTTGGGGTCGATCTCCTCTTTTGTGCCGTCGGGCAGAGTCCGGCTGCTTCTGGCCCGGCCAAGGTCCGTATCCGTGGTCAAAATGCCGCTGGGCTGGCCCCCACGCCGCCAGGTGCTGTTCTCATACTGCTGGGCGGCCTGGGCGGTGTCCAGCGTCATAGACGCCCGGCGCAGTACACTGATTCCCTCAATCCCGTCCTCACTGTAGGCTTTGTAGTGGAGCACATCCTCCGATCGCAGCAGGGTTGCCTCCCCGGTCCTGGGGTGCAGAAACCGGTACCAGATGCGGCCCTTCCGGTCCACCTGGGGGGACACATAGTCCGGAGGCAGGGGGATCAGCTCCAGGGGGTAACCGGACGCCCGGTCCCGGTAAATCCAGGCGTAGGCATTCCCCCGCAGAAGCTCGTTGCACATCATCAGCTTTTCGTAGTCAAAGGAGGTCATGGCTTCGTTGGCCCGCCCCCACAGCACCCGGCCCAGCTGGTGATTGGGCAGGCGCTGCTTGGTGCCCTCATCCATGATGTAGATGGGCAGCACCGCCATAGAGTTGGACAGCACCTCCACGCACCGGTTCACCGTGGATATTTTCATAGCCCGGTCCCGGCTCATTCCCACGCTTTCCTCCCCGGTCAGCCATCCGGCCGGGTTGTCCAGGGTCAACAGCGGTACTCCGCCGGCGCTCAGGCTCTTTTTCGGCCCGGCCCGGGCCAGACTGCGCACACCTGCTCTCGCACTCACGGCGCGTCACCCCCTCCCAGGCTGTCCAGCACCCACCAGGCAATGGTCAATACCCCCAGGGCAATCAATCCCGCGGGCACATAGATCATTCCGGCCCCCGCCGCGACGGCCAGCACCCCGCCGGTCAGGGCCAGACTGGCCCCATATTGTTTCAAAAATTGTTTCATACAGTCTCCTACAGGTGATAGTCCCCCCGGCGCAGCGCGTCCGCCAGGTCCGGGGCCTGGCCCCGCTTCAGAATCCACACGGCCACGGCAATGATCCAGGCCACGGTGATATCGATCCGGCCAATGCTCCGGTTTTTCATGGGCTTTATGTTTTCATTTCCGTCCACCGCGCACCGGACGTTTCCGAAATTCCACCGAGCGCAGGTGTTGTGTACATGGAGCATCTCCCGCTTTCGGATCATTCGCTCCAGCTCCTTCATGGCGGGGGACATCCCCGTCATGGTCTGGGGGATGGCAATCACTTCAATCCCGGCGTCCTCCAGCTGGGGAGTGATGGTCTGGGTCAGATACAGATCCACCCCCACGCACTGCAAGTCATACAGGTCCTGCGCCTCCAGTATTGCCTCCACCATATCCCGGGGATCTACCATATCCCCCTTGCACAAGGTCAAAAATCCAGCCCGCTCCCAGTCCCGATAGGGCACATGGTCCCGCTTCTCCGCCTCCAGTACCCCCTCCAGGGGCCTCCAGGCCCGGAACAGCGCCACCGCCGTCTCCAGCCCGGGCTGGGGCGGGAACACCAGAACCAGGGCGGTCAGGTCCGTGGTCATGGACATATCAAGTCCTGCGTAGCATGCCTTACCCGTCAGGTTTTCCCGGATCCAGGCCTCCCGCGCCACCTTTTTCGAGGGGCCGGCCTGGGTCTTGTCGTAGAGGGTCAGGGGGAGCCACCCCACATCCTTCACGGAAATCCACTGGTTTAAGCGCAGCCACCGGAAATTGCGCTCCGCCGCCTCGCTCTGCATGGCCTCCCGGGCCGCCTGTCTGAACTGTCTTGGATTGATGGTCACCCCATAGGACGGGTTGCACTGTTTCCAGAGCGCTTCGTCCTGGAGGTCCAGCGCCGCCAGTTTGTCCGGGTCATCCCCAGTGAGGACGGATACTCCGTACATAATTGGAAGCCACGCAGGGTCGTCCCCGTCCCCGGGGAGCTCCGGTTCTCCCCGCCGCCAGGCCAGGATCTTCCGGCATTTCTCATGAATTTCCCAGCCGATGGAGGTCCGGTCCGGGTCGTCTCCCGCAGTGGTAAGGACAAGAACCGCCTGCTGCCGCCGGGCCGCATCGGAGCCCACGGTCAGCACCTCCCACCGCTCCCGTCCGGCCCGTCCGGTCCAGGCGTGGAGCTCGTCGCAGATCACGGCGGAGTAGCTGGCTCCGTGCTTGTTCTCTACATCGCTGGAATAGACTTTCATCAGCCCGCCATACCGGGTCCGGATCTCCCGGACGCTGTCCCGGCAGACGACCAGGGGCTTGTGCTTCGGCTCAGACATAGCGGTGTGCTCCACCATATACTTGGCACACTTATAGATAATGTCCGCCTGGACCTTGTCCACGGCAAAAACTCCCACATGGGGCAGCGGCTCCCCGTCCCCCAGCAGAAAGTAGAGGGCCAGCCCGGCGCCAAACTCGCTCTTTCCGTTTTTCTTGGGTATTTCGTCGTAGGAAAAGCGCCGGTACCGCACCCAGGTTCCGTCCGGGTCTTTGACTTGGACTCCGAAAAATTCCTGGATAAATTTTCTCTGCCAGGGCAGCAGCACAAAAGGCTTCCCCGCCCACTCGTTTTGTCCGAACACCAGCAGAGAGAAAAACCGCTCCACCCGGTCCACGGCCTCCTGGCTGTACCGCAGCTGTGCCCCATCCTCCGGAACCGGCACATGGATAAACGGGGTCAGCCAAATCATTTCAGCCATTCCCGGCCCTGCCTCCCTCAATCAGCTGGAGGAAGGGGTTGCTGTCCTCCGCCTGCTGCTTTGCGCCCTCCGGGATTACAATCCTGCACCGGCTGGTAACGGTCAAGCCCAGATCATTGGCGCAGTTCCGGGCCTGCTTGAAATACCGGTCCTGCACCCTGCCCCAGGCTTCTGTCTCCTCCAGGTCCCCCGCCTCCAGACCGGCCTGGGCGTACTGTGTAGCCCGCAGCCACTCCTGATGGGCCACCAGATACCGGCCCAACGTGTCCGCGTCCAGGCCGGTGTAGATCCCGGCGGCAATCAGCTGCTTGCCCAGCTTGCGAAAGCCCGTTTTCAGCGGCTCCGGAAGCCACTTGGGCGGCGTGGCCGTTTTGGGTTTCTCAACCTTGGGCTCCTGGCTGCGCCGCTTCGCCTCCTCGGCTTTGCTCAGGTGCTTTTTCCCCCGGGCCACAATCAGGTCCGTGGGCTGTCTTGGTCCTGGCATTCCAATCACTCCTTTCAACCCCCATGGGGGAAAAATCTCTCGCTGAGGGGGACGTGCGGTCTGGGCAAAGCCCCCCGAAAACTTTTTTGCACCGGGGGGAGGGGTGCAAGGCTATGCCTTGCCCTGCGCGCGCGCCCGGTTCCTGCCGCGCGCCGGCGCGCCTGAAGCTCCCCGGGATTTAGACTCTGTCACATGAATTTTTCCGCCGTTTTTTCCACTGGTCCAGCATTGTTTTCCGGCTGTGGCAGGAGTGGCACAGGCTCTCCAGGTTTCCACTGTCGGTGAACATAGCCCAACTGCCCTTATGGTCCTGCACGTGGTCCACATCCGTGGCGAATACTCTCTCCCCACGCCTGCCGCATTCTTGGCAGAACGGCTCCCGGAACAGCTGTGCAGGGCGAAGATCATCGGTCCAAATCGGCAGACTGTACCAGCGATGCCACGCCGCGCTTTCCCGGCGTGGACCTGGCTTCGGCTTATGGGCGGAGCACCAGCCGCCCCGGGTCAGCGCCGTGCAGCCTGGATGCCGGCAGGGCCGCAGCGGTTTATTTGCCACGGGCTATCACCTCCTGACAAAACAAAAAACGCCAGAGTCCACAACACAGCCTTTCGGCTTGCTATGGGCTCCGGCGTTCTACGCTCTGGCCTCTGTCGATATTCAAGATTATTTCGGTTTTGCAATCCCGGCAGTACACCGGCAGTCCCCTGGCCTGCGTCTCAGGCTCGACCCGGAGCAGGCGGTGGTTCCGTTTGCAGTTGGGACAGATCAGCCATCCGTCCTTCACGTTCAGTTTACCACAGCTTTTTTCATTTTGCAACCTTGTCAACCTCTTTTCTTATAAAATGAGAGAAGATATAGTTACCCCCAAGACCGAAAAGAATAGAAAAGCCTATTCTTTCTTCCTGCGTTTTCGTTTTGCCCGGGGCCGTTTCCTTCTGGGAGAATATGGGAGCATATACTTCATCCAGCACCATTCCCCATACCCGTTGGTCTCCGGCCCGGTCTTTGAGACGGCCAGCGCCTCCGGCGGCGGAGCCAGGGTCAGGCTGTCGGGGATCTCCATGCACTCCGGCTCCGAACGGACCAGACCCAGGGACGGCGTCCAGGTCCGCTCCCCCACTCTGGGGTGCCCCCACTCCCGGGGCTCCTTGGTGAGATAGCTGGCCAGATCCTCATAGGTGTGGTCCTTGTCAAAGACCAGCCGCCGCAGCTCGATGTCTCCAAAGCTCCACAGCCGCCGAAGCTCCTCCAGATCCTCCCCGGTGGAGTTAATGACCAGGTGGTGGTGGATCCGGCCGCCGGGATAACAGCCCTCCGTTACATAGATATAACGGAGGGGCTGGCCCCTGGCTTTCCGGGCCGCCCGGAGCTTGGACAGCACCCCCCGCAGGCGGCGCATTGCCCGGTCCCGGTTTTCCGGCAGATACTTGCCGTCATAAGTAGTGGTGAGGAACAGGTCCCCGTTGTCAAAGTTATCCGCCAGAGTTCGCTCCAGCTTCTGCACCGACGTGCGGAAATTCAGCTTTTCCCGGGCCAGGGTGCTGGCCTTCTGCTTCTGTGCCCGGGCCTTGGGGGAGTCTCCGGCAGCCGGCGCGGTGTAGAGGACCTCATAGACCATCCGGCCAGCGCGGATGCGCTTCAGGATTTTTGGCATTTATTTCGCTGCCTCCTTCGAAATGGAACCTCATATCCGGTTTTCTTTTTGATATGGGACAGATATACGCTGATTTGCTGCTCGGTTGTATCCAGTACCTCGGCTATCTGATTTACCGTCAAATCCTCCCAGTCCCCCTCCATAATGGACCAGATCAGCGTACCCTCCCGGAATGGATTTTCAGGCTTCATGTTCGATCCACTCTATTAACTGCTTATAGCTGGTCCCAACCAGCCCAGGGGACTGGTCGGAATCGGTTCCCTTAAAATGTGCCTGCGGATGGCGTGGGCGCATAAACTCAATCATGGCGAAATTGGCCACATCCACAAGGTGCTCTGTGTTCCCGCTTTCCCGGTACAGCGCCAGCCGCTGATCCAGGCACGCCACCGCATCGGCCAGCTCTGGATATGTATCACAAATCCAGCCGTATTTGTAGTGAGAGGTTAAAATCCTGTTCTTCATCAGTTGGATAAACTCTTCTGAAAAATCTCGGGCAAGAATTTTATCCGTGCTGTCCATGCAATTCCTCCTATTGACTTTTCCTTCCCGCACCTGGAACGCGTCGCCCAGTTGAATTGTGTCCGGGAAATTGTGCTGTGTGGTCTGACGCATAATCGGGCATATTTTTTCAAACTCATTCATGAAAGCACCTCCTGTCAGATTCTGTTTCCTCACGCCGCCGGGTGCCGGCCCTTTTCGTCCTGCCGGCACCCGGTCCGGATCCAGGCCAGCCACTTGTGCTCAAATTCCCATACCTCGTCCGTCCGAGCGCAATTTCTAAGGCCTCGGTTTTGCCGTACCTCCAGGCTTCTTTCGTTCAGCTCCAGCGTAAAATATGATTCTTTTGGAGCCGACACACGGCGGATGAAGAAAATGGCGGTTCTTCCCTCGGCGTAATCCTTGGCGTAAGTGCCCACGCAGTGATGCAGGACATTTCCCTCGTCCGCCAGCTCCTTCCTGCTCCTGGCCGGACGAATCAGAAGACCGTCCGCCTGGAAGCTGTATTTTCGCAGCTGCTTCCGGCGCACCCGGAAATTCACGTCCAGCTGCTTGCACTCGCAAGCTTTCGCAAGCGGTATCATTGTGTCGTGAGCCAGGACAAGGTCGTCGGGGAACCGCACCTGGGTGTCGTTCAGATTCCGGCCGGCTATTTCCGCCATGCGCCAATAGTCCAGCAGATACGCCGCGTCGACGATGTCGTAAAGCTGCGGGTCCTGGCCCTCCGCCTCCGGAACGCACATTTCCATCTGCCGCCGGAGATACCGGATGGATTTCCCCACCGGACCCCGTCCGACCAGATCAAGCACGTTCTCGTCATCCAGCTCGAACGCGGAATATATATCGTCCGCTGTCAGAAGCTCCCCCACCGCCTTGGCACTGGTGAACAGCCGCCAGAGAAACGCGCCCCACCCCTGTTTCCGGCCCAGTCGGAGCTCGTCACGGGTCAGGCCCAGCATTGCCGCCGGCCTGGTCTCCTCCCAGTGAATTTCAGAGAAGCATTCCTTCTCGATCAGCTCATGCAGCACCAACGGCAGGCCGTGGAGCAGCAGCGCTTCCACGTTCGAGTGCTCCTGGTAAAGCAGCAGATACGAAACCGGGTACTTTTTGCACAGGCTCTGAAATTGATCCATATACACGTCCAGCTTGCAGTGGGGCAGGCTGCTTTGCGCCAGCAGCGCTTCCGTCAGCCCAAAAATTGTCCTGTATTCCAGTCGGTGGTGCGTCCACTTTTGGGGCTGCCGCCACTCAAGCGAATAGGAAATAAAATACCCAGTGCTTCCGTTGTAGGAATTGCGCCATCCCATGAGCTGGACACAGCCGTCCCGGCTGAATACATAAGCCTCTGCCGGGATCAGCACAAGACTTTCTTGCCCAGATTTATAGACCCGGTTCTGTGCCGTCCAGACGGTCAGGGCCAGCATATTTTCCTCCCCCGCCAGGCTGGCGGACATTACG